CCCCCCTTCCCCGCTGCTGGGTCTGGCCCGCCAAATTTCCTCGCCCATCCAATAGCAGTCGATAATCCTTTTGATAGTGTTCCTACGGTTGAAACAGTTCCACCTATTGCCTTACCACTGACACCCACTGCTATCCCCATTGCTGTCATATTGACAATAGAGTTGAGAGTTTCTTCGTCCATATCCTTAATGACATCCGTCACTTTATTAACAATCCCTATAAATTTATCAATCATAGGGATTGCAGCTTCGCCTAAATCAATAAAACTATTTTTTAATTCATTCAACGATCGTTGAAGTTCATCCGACTTCGTACTTTCGATTTTGTTTAAGGCAGTATTGGTTGCCCCTGCTGCGTTTTCCATTTGAGCGCTTTTAGATATAAAGTTATCATATTGTTCACCCGTTAAAGCTAAAACAGCGGTTAATGCTTCGGTTGAACTAAAGAGTTCCCCCATCTTATCCGATGAACCCCCTGTTTCTTTTTGTAAAATTTCAAGAACTCCCACAAATCCTTTAGCCTCTAACATGGCCTGTGAGTTCGAATATCCATATTTCTCAATTAACTTCTGCATTGCAGTCGTTGGTTTAATTAAATTACTGAATACCGCTTTTAATTGAGTTGAAACTTCCGCTGTATTCCCTGTCACACCCGTTAATGTCGCCATGCTTCCAAATAATTCTTCTAATGACATATTTAACGTTGAAGACAATGGGAATAAAGCCTTCATACTACTAGCCATTTCTGGGAATGTCGTAACCCCCAATTTAGCCGTTTGAAAAGCTAAATCTGAAATCTTTTTAGCAGTTTCATCATTAACTTGTCCATACCCTTTCATCCCGGCCGAAATTAAGGAAACAGCGTCACTAACTTCTGCACCTCCGGCTTTCGCACTCTTCGTCATCGTTTCAAAGATTTTAGTTGTTTCATCTCCTAGATCACCTAAAGAAGAAATGGCTTGATACATCCCATCTGAAACGGTCCCAATCGCAATTCCTGTCTCATCAGATAATTCTAAGATTTTATTTTTATATTTATCTAAATTCTTCGTATCATCTAGTAACGTATTAATATTAGCTAGATTTTTCTCAAATGACATCGACATAGCAGAACTCGCCCCGATAAGGGTTGCCACACTAGCACTAATCCCAAGCACTTTATCACTAGCGTGACTAATTGCCTCACCCGCACTCTTTGCTTTATCTCCGAATTGATCTAACCTTTCAGATGCAGTTTTTAAATGATTATTTTGTTCCTGCATTTTTTTGTTTTGGCTACTAATCTGATTTTCTAGCCCCTGAATCTCACTTTTAGCATTCATAATTTGGCTTTCATATTCGGCCACTCGTTGAATGTTACTTTTAATCGCACTCTCATTTTTGTCATAGGCCTTTTCAGCTGCTTCTAAGGCTTCTTTTGCCTCTTTAACTGCTTCAGATTCTTTACCATGAGCTTTTTCTGCTTTTGCTAGAGCTTCTTTTGCCTCTGTAATCTTTTGATTTAACTGCTCACGAGCTTTCACATTTGTATCAATCGTCTGTTGAGATTTGCTTAAAGATTGACTAAATAGTTCAATTTTTTTTCGATTAAGTTCAATCTGTTGGTTCATTTTTTCTTGAACCTTTGCGACGGTTGATGAACTGGTTCCAAATCCTTCTAGTTCTTTTTGAGCTAAGCGAGTTTCAGCTCTAGCTAATTTCATCTGCTTATTAACTCCATCCAAGCTACTATTATATTTACTCACATCGGCTTCAAAAACGGCTCTTATTCGTTTCACCTCATCTGCCATTTATCTCACCTCCTTATTTAAAAATCAGTTGAATAAGTAACAGGACGCCCCCATTTTTCTAACGTTTCTTGGGATTGATTTATGGAATGTTTTGACTCAACCAACATCCCGTTTTCTTTTAACCAATAACGATGAAGTCGATTAATTCGTCTCAATGTACTTCCCCAAAACTCTTCCTCCGTAAAATTCAAACGAGTTTTAGCCACATATAACAACCACTCATAATCAATTTTCAGTTCACCGTTCGATGTTGATTGAGTTTCTATTTTTTTTGAGCTTCATCCTCATCATCTGCAAAATAGCCAGTCACTAGATCCGTTAAAATGTGATCAATTTGAGTAAAAGTATGATTATTTAATGGAAATAAACAATTAAACTCCTCTAATGTTAAATTCGGCTTTTCAACACAACAGGCGCATAAAATTTCTAATCCTTTTTTATAAAAACAATTGCTTCCGGGTTTAAATAAATCTAAAAAGATTCGAGTTGCTTCAACCGAGCTTCCAACTATATTTTCTAATCTCAACATAGCAGTCATATCCAACTTAAAGGTTAAATACTCTCCTGTTTTGGTTTTCATACGATACGAATTATCTTTTAAATTAACCATAAAATGACCTCCTTCTAATGAAATAGACTAGGTTTGACCTAGTCTATTTTGAGTTGCAAATTTAATTGCTATTATTATTCGAACGTTGGAGTAGGAACTGATGCAAAGAATGATTCAACTTCTTTTAAGCTTTTTAATGTTTTAGAGGCATCTACTGTTCCATCATCTAATGGCTTAAAGTTTCCTGTAATCGTCTTGGGTTGATAGTTAGCAGAACCTTCAGATGTTGCCGCTGTGACTCCTGATGGAACAAATTTTCCATCATAAAAAACATAGCCTTTATAGATACCTCCTGCTTTCTCTACCGTAAACATAATAGCCACATCTGCCGGAACATCATGGATACTCCGAACTAGAAGTCCATTATTGTCTTTTTTATGCCCTAATAGAGCCATTTCATGTTCTTCTTCAATATCTCCGGTAGAAATTGTAATCGGAACATCACCTAAAACAGAATGAGTGAATTTATTCACCCCTTCTGCATAAAAAGGAGTTGAATTATAACTTTTTTCGATTCCAATTTCTGTTAAGTTAGGCAAGTAAACCGGGGTTCCATATCCCTCCTCTTGCTTGATGGCATAATAAGCTTTATGACAGCTCACAATCGGTAACGGATTGTCTGTACCTGCTGCTCTCGGTTGAATAGTTGCACTTTTTGACATATTATTTCCTCCTTCTAATAATCAAATGAAAATCGTAAGCATTTAAAAAGGAGTCCGGTTTGTGGATCTACATCCTCATAAACGGCTCCCTTTTTCCACCCTTGCTCTTTCGCAAGGGTTCGAATAATATTTTCAATTTCTGTAAAATCAGTGTTGCTGTTAATATCTATTTGAATATAATGACGTGTCTCTAATTCTTTTCCTTCAGCGTAAAAAGCTCCTGACTCATCATAAAATAAGTACGTGCAATACGGGACCTTAACGTCTGAAACAGCTTTTAAGCGATAAACGGTTCGATTAGGTAACAGCGCGGTTAATCTTGAGTCCGATAATATTTGAGTCACATAAGATTGATAGCTCATGACTTCATCTTCCTATCTACTAACTCTTCTCTTAATGATTTAACAAAATCATCTTCACTTTCACGAATGGAACGTTCAAACCATCCGATATGTTTCCCTGATTGACGAACATTTCGAAACTCTTGGAACATAGCCTGAAAATTGTTTAAATAAATCGTTCCGGTACATCCCCCAAATGGATTTCTTTTGACTTTTATTTTAATCGATTTTTTAGTCAATCCACTTAACTTCGGTGCATTTTTATTCACCCTAGCTTTAGGAATGCTTAGTGTTCGTTTCAAAACAACCGCTACCTCTTCATCTTCAATTTTCATATCTGAACATAGGTCAATAAATTCATCAAATCCCTCTAAGGTTGACATATTTTCACCAACTCGCATTTAAAGTCCGCAAAGGCATGTTTATTTTTCACATCATGACAATATTTAATATCATAAACATTCCCTTGGTGAATAATCCGATACTTTTTAGTTTCATACGTTGCTAAAATATCTTTTATTTTTTGACACATTCGAACCGTAAAGCCGACTAGAATTTGTGAATGGGTCGCATGAGCTTTAATAAATTCTTTCCCACTAAATTCTTCTTTCCTAGCCCAACATTTATAATATGGAGTCCACGATTCTACAACAAATCCATTTTCATTCGTTTCATCTTGATCAAATTGTTCAAATATAATTCGCTCAGTTAGCATACATTCTGCCAATTTATTCACTCCTTTCTTTTGCCTGATGAGAAAGTTGAATTAAAATACTTTGCATAACAGGTTTAAGTTTTTCACCTGCTTTTTCAGTTGTCAGTGATCGGTCTTTATATAATTCATGAATAATCGCAAGACAAACAATTTTCGCCTGACTAGAGTTCGATTTGGTTAAATCGAACCCAGTCATGCCTTTGAGTTGTTCTATCGCTGCCTCATTCAACAACGAAAGATAAGCATCATCATCGTCATAATCAATGCGAAGACTTTCCTTTATTTCTTTTAATGATAATTTCATTTTATTTACCTGATTTTGCTTCTTTTAATAAAGAAGCTCCTTTTTTAAGATAGAGTAAGCCTTTAGCCCCTACTAATTTTCCTGTTGAGTCATTTCCAGCTGTCATCTTACCATCTACAATCATTAATGTTTTATAGATCCATTTATTTGTATCTTCATTAAAATATTTTTTGAAATACATCGCTAAATTTGAATTTAACATATACTGTGATAAATCAACCACCACTCCAAAAATTCCATTTTCATCGCATTTATCAAATCCAGGAAAACGATCTGTTACCAAAACTTCACGTCCATTAATGAGTTTTTGACCTTTTTCATTAATTCGACCTAATCCAATTTTTTGACCTGTTGAATCAGTCATTCCATTTAAGTATTTCTCCCATGTCTTTTTCGACATCACATAAATGACATTATCTTCTACCTCTTCCGGGATTGCTGCTTCTACAGTCGCCCATTGAGTCACTGTCCCGATATTATCTGATGTAAATTCAACAATTTGGTCTTCTGGAAGATTCGTATACTTTGTAATACCTAGTGGTTGTCCTTCCCCGCTTCCCTCAATAATTGCCTTCTCAATTGCTTGTAACATCGCTTTTTTCAACTGCTTAATAATAGTTGCTTCAAAAACAGGTAAGGAAACCGTTGCAGTTAATAATCCGATGGCTACTTTTGCCTCTAATACATGATAACCAAAACTTAATTTTACTTTCATTTTTGCTTTTTGCTCATCACTTGTTTGATCTTCACTTTCTAACCAAGTTGCAGTCGGATTAATTTCAGAAATTGGAATCTCCACTCCACCTTTAAACGATGTTTGAGTAATGCGTGCTAAAATCTTCCCTTCTGTTGTCATATCTTCGATGACTTTATTTAAGACATTAGTTGGAATAACTGCTGCTACATCTCCTACAATCGTTAACTCATTTGAACGTGCCTCATTTGTATTTGCACGATACTCTTCTGGAATCGGTGTTCCTTTCGTCACATGATTCATAAAGGCCTTACGATACTCTAATGTCCCATAAATATCTTCCTCATCCTCTTGATAACGTTTAGTCGGTTGATTTCCCGTTGAATAGGTTGCGATTGGATTGAATGAACGTGCTTGAGGTTCTTCTGATGTTTGAGCCGCTACTTGATTATCTTCATTTGGCAAAGCTGCTAACATCCCACGTAATTCAGCAATTTCATCATTTAATCCGTCCATTTCTGCATGAATGCTTCGTAGTTCTACCACATCTTCTGATGTTTTTGATTGCTCCACTAATTCTGCTTTTCGTGCTTCTTTCTTTTGTAACATTTCTTCTAATTTCTTTTTCATAGTTTCACTAACCTTTCATTAATATTTGAATTTTTAAACGCTCTATTTCAACTTGATTTTTAGGATTTTCTTTTGCTCGTGCCTCTTCTACCGCTTGTTTAGCACTATCCAATACTGATTTATCCCGAGCACTAATATCCGTTTGATCATAAGCTGGATAATTCACTGCACTAACTTCATAAACTTTTGCAATCTTTAAAATTCGACGTGTCGGCATGTCGGTATCTAAATTCTCCCATTTCTGCTCTTTAATTCGGAACATAAAACTCATACCATCAATGTCACCGCGAGAAATAGAGCTATGTAGGGTTTTAGCCTCTGGATTATTCTCAATATCCACATTTGCTCGAATAAAAAGTCCAATGTCATCTACTTCTAACTCCATGGTTGAATTTGAATGGCTTGAACGTGACCGAGCAAGAGGAATCTGATTCGTTTCATGATTAACAAATAAAGAAACGTCACTAAAATCACACCCATCAAAGGCACCTCGTTCAATGATTTCATTAAACCAACCACCGATACTCACCATTTGATTAAATACCGCCGCATGGCCTTGGATATTATAACGTTCTTCTGTTGATGTTTGAAAATCAGACACCGTATAACTTCGTCTAACTGATAGATCATTCATTGAATTACTCATCTTGATTCACCCCTTTCCCCTTTTGAAATTGACTCATTTGATATTGATTAGCAATGTCGCGATCAATAAAGTTTAAACTCTTATTTCGAGTATCTCCGCCTGGAAATGGTGGATATCCAAATAACTCTAATAATTGATTATCTGTTAAAGCTCCCCTATTCCCCAAAATATCAGCGACGGCGATTTTATTTTGAGTATTCGTAAATAGAAGTTTTTGTCCGTAAAAGATAATCTCGTGTCCTGCTTCCAGCTGCTCAATCGAAAATAGTGCCTTACTAAACGCTTGTCCGAGTCCAATGATTTCCGGCTCCAAAACTTTCTCATAATAAGCCTGATAATCTTCTTCTGTGAATTTTCCGGTCAGAATGGGTAATGAAGTTCCGCAATGTTTTAATACTTTCCCTTCAATAAACTCTAACGTTTCTTTATCCATAATGGTTGGATTGATTGTTAAAGGGACATATTCACTTTTATTGGAAACTGGTAAGATTCCGCTTTGAGAATTCAATATTTTTTGTTCAAATTCTTTTCTTTCCTCTTCCAGCTTCTCCTCCTCTAATAAAGCATTGACTTTCAATAATCCACGAATGGCCAGACTGTTTTTTACGGCTTTATCCAATCCCTCAATTAAACTGTGATTAATTTTTAAAATAGGTAATAATGTCTCTGATTTTGCTTTACCTTCATGATTTCCACCCATCAAATCATTATCACTAAACTCTTTTCGCCAATGAATTACTTCATCGTAAGGTAACAGAACAGAATCTGAATTTAAGAAATGAAATTGGACGTATAACTTTCCGTTCCCGTCCTCTAAAAAATCAACTTCCGTTGGGTTCAAAGGGTAGAATCCTGTGTAATACTTTATTTTCTCACCATTTATCCACCGTATTTCATATTTCGGATAAATGAAACAGTTATAGGTCTTTTCATGCAACCAAGTACACTTCTCTAAAAAGTCTTTCGTGGTCATGAGTTCATTCGGACCAAATCGTAATAGTCGATTAATCGAATCTTTTTGAATACTCTGTAACCCATTTTCATCTGTAAAAATATGTTTTGGCTGTAATTTACTGATTTCCGTTGCCTTCGTTCTAATACATGCCTCTACGATATCACTCGCAAACACATCATTTCCGAACTGTGAAAAGACAGGAAGGCTTCCATTAAGCATTTGCGCATAGGATAATTCTTTCTTTTTTCCGTTTTTTAAGCGATTAAATATCGTCTTTAATGCCAATTTATCACCTCACTATCTCTAAATAATCTCTTCGATACCAGTTAAATACGACATAGGCAATAATCATCGTCACCGCACCATCAATATGATTTAACTTAACCCCCTGAACTTTCATCGGCATCATCTTATCCCCCGTAGAATTTAACTTCAGGGCTGTATTTTTCAAACAAAACACATCAATTGGATTTTGATTGTAATTCACCAAATTATTTTTTAAATCATTTTCCAACATCCTCATCGGATGACTCATGGTGAAGTGATCTTGATGAACACGAACCATATCAAATCCGTACTCTTCCATTGCTTCCACAAGTTGTTTCGATTCCCATTTATCGTAACCTATTTTAAACGCTCTAATTTTGTGTTTTTTCCACAATTCAATGAACCAATCCATTACATCTGTGTAATCAACTTCATCACTACTACAAAGATGTAAATGACCTGATTTTGCCCATTCTAAGTATTTATCCCGCTCAGATTTCGGCACTTTTTCTAATTTACTCTCTGGAATAAAATATTTACCTAAGAAATACTTCTCCTTGCTACCAGGTTTCATGATCATCACTCTTGCGCTAGTTAAATCGTACGTCTCTGATAAATCCACTGCACCAATGGCAATGCTATTATCTAAATCTTCAGGTTCATAAGTTAAATCGTTGATAATATCTTGTTCTTGAAGCCATGCAGCACCGTTATTTTGCTTAATATTAAAGTCTTTGGCCAAAACAAAAGCACGACGACTCGAACTCGTTTTCGCCTCTTCTAGCATATTTCGTAAAAACGACCTTTTTTTGATTTTACCTAGGCCTGGATTGCTCTTCATCCAACTTGATTCATCTTGCCAAACTTCTTGCTCACTATCTTGGGTATATAGCCAAATGAGCCAACGTGGACGCTCAATCTCACCTGCTATAACTTGCCTAGCTTCAATGAGTCGCTTATCTAAATATCCGTCATGTGTAAATCCTTCGGTCGTTAACTCAAAGTATAAAGGCTCATTCTGTGTTGATAAGGCCTGACGAATTGGCATAACTGTACTATCATCTGCCATCTCGAACACTTCATCAACAGCGCCTACCCCTATATTACGACCTTCTTTTGCTCCCGTTTTAGCTGATAGTTTACGAATACTTCCTTTATTCTGTATCGTAAACTTACCTTTTTTCTTCTTTTGCTTTGGATGTCCAAAGAAAATTCCTTTAATATTCTTTCTTGTCACCTTAGACAGGGTCGGACTTTCTTCTCTCATACTATTAATCGCTTGGAACATTAAATCAGCTTGTTCATAGTCATTACTAGCACATAGAATTTTCTTCCCCATCTCACCACAAAACCATTCAGATAAACAAATCGCACCAATTAAGGGGGTTTTACCATTTTTTCGTCCAACTAAAAAAAGCACCTCTTGGTACTTTCTAACGTATTGATCAATCTCTTCATCGTATATTTTGATAGCAAATATACATTCAATAAAGGCTTTCTGCCAAATTTCTAATAGGAATGGTTTTCCGGCATGTGGTGCTTCAAAGTGCCGACATTCTGTTTCAATAAATTTGATTCTTTTATTCGATTCATCAAAATCAATTTTAATATGATTCCGATTCTGATAAATTACATCTGTGATTTCTAAATAGCATTGTTCGACTTGCCATAGAAGTTCTTTTCCGACAATCAACTTACCAGATTTGATTTGTTGGTAATACTCAACGAGATAACTTATCTTATTCATATCCAGCTAAATCCTCATCATCCTCATCTACAACTGTCCCTAGTATTTGAGATAGCTTATTGATATAACTCAAGTAGTTAGCCCGTGTTTTAACAATTAACTTAGAGACTGGTAGCTCTTTTTGAAGCATTGCATTGGATGGATGAACTTGGATTAATCCAGTTTTTTTTATGACTTCATGCATCCGATCTAATTCAACTTTACATCGAGCTGCTTCCAGAATAACACCATCCACTAATTGCAATTGGTTTTCATCAACACCATCAAATAATTTTTTGATTCGTTCATACTCTTTTTCTACCATGAATTATCACCGCCTTTTTTCAAAATCGGCACTCTTTTTTTATAGGTGCCGAAAGTGCCGAAATTCAGAAAAAATTTGTCAGAAAATTTTCAAGAAAAAAACTCAAAATTACCCTGTGTGTGAAACGGCTCTTCCCCTTCAAGGATACCCTGTGCTTTAGAAAAAAGAATCATACGGGGGGTGGTCAGCACCACTCTTCAAACCATTGTTCGATGTATTGTTTAAACTCTCGCTTCTGATTCGCTCGTTCATCTTGACACTGAGTTAAACGATTAAGGCATTCCGTTTTATCTGTTTCAATCAAGACCATCTCTGCACCTAAATCGTTTGCTAATCTTTCTCGTGCTGCTCGATCAGGATAACCACCAATCACCCATGCCCGAGAATATTTTCCATATCTCATCTTCACTTGATCTAACAATAAATTTTTAACAGCAAAAACATTCGCTTTAATCTCTGATGGATTAACATATCGTTCCTGCAATGATAAAGCTTGATACAACAAATCCAATTCAATAACTAAATCTCCTGGTTGCATCTGTTCCTTTACAAATGTTTTCTTTCCGGCAAATGGTGGACCATAAACTAAATAAACTCCTTTATCCCATTTCGTCTTTCGATTGCCATATCCATAACCAAATCGTTGGTGACGCTTGTTGTGACAGTCATGACAAAGGATAACGATGTTGTCCGGATTGAGCGATACATTGGCATCATTCACATTTTCTAAGGTTAATTCTTCAATATGGTGCAGGTGTAACTCTTTAGACTCAATAATGAACTTCTGACAATCAGCACAAATTGGATTATGTTCACCGATATAGGCTAACCGGAATTTAATCCATTTATCTGACTTATAAAAAGAATCTAATGTTTTAAACACATTACCACGCCTTTGCCTCCAATTCTTTTTCTCTCAACTCTAAAACTTTTTCATCATGTTTCACTTTATGGTAATCACTCTTCCAATCTTGTGGCCGTCGATTCTTCAACCAAAAGATCATAGCTCCCACATCAGCTGGAACATGCTTAGTCACTACTTGTCGCTTTGTTAGTTGATCACCATCATAGGTTTCTTTTACTTCATCGTAAGTATAACCTAATGCCCGTTTTAGCAAAGCATTTTCAACCTTTTCATCAACCTCTTGCTTTCCTTTAGTTAGAACAGAATCTAACTCTGAATATTTTTTAACGTATTGCCTAAAGGTTGAATAAGCAATTCCTAAATTTTTAGCAATCTGTTTATCTGATACACCAGCCTTTGCCCATGCTTCAATCTCACTTAGACGATTTCTAACGTGAGTCTCGTACTTTGTCATTCATTCCATCACCCTCTTTCCTAAAGGCATAAAGAAAAGCCATACCCTTCGATATGACTTTAACTATGAGATTTTTATGACTGTTTGTAGCAATTAAGAACATCTGTGATAAATTATCACTCTATCATAATACCACATATTTTGGATAAAAATGTCCTATATTTGTCTTGTCTTTGTCCTATGTTTGTCCTATGTTTAACGTAACTACTTGACAATGTCGAATAACTGTGATAGTTCTTTTTCTCCACGTCTAATATAAACCCAACATTGGCTCTTACTAAAACTCAATTTAGACATGATCTGAAAGATTTTTTTACATTCAATATGATACATCTTGATTGCTTCGTATTCGATTGGCATCTCCTTCTTTAATAACCCTAGTGCATCATTAACCAATTCAATCAATAAATCATATTCTAATAACGTTGTCTCCAGACGTTGCTTACGTGCAATCAAATCGTTGTAATAGTCCATAGTATCTTTGCTAGAGTATCCACCCTCGGCTTTAATTCCTGATGTTTTAATCCTAACAAGATTATCTATTCGATTTAATTCACCTTCTACAAGCGGTCTATTCTTTGTCATAAATCGATAATCTTCAAATTTTTTTCTTACATTCATTTCTTCACCTCTTATCCCGCTTCTTGATGATTTATTACTTAAACTTTTTTACTTTAAGTCAATAATCGGTGTTGAATCCCCTTGTACTTGCGGCACATCACCGTTCCATTTATTAATTTGTTCTAACTGCAATAACTCATTTGTCAGTGATTCTGAAATTAATCGGTTCGCTTCTGCCTCAGCCTCTGCTTTAATTCTAATGGCCTCTGCTTCAGCTTCCGCTTCTAAAATTTTGGCGTCCGCATCTGCTTGTTTTTGAACTAATAACTTCTCTGCTTCGACTTCTGCTTTTTGAGCCTCTACTTTTAACGATTCTAACTCTTGTTGTTTATTAATTTTATCCTGGATTGCCTTAGCCGTTTGATCATCTAATTCAATTCTTGATAAGTTAATCGAATCAATTATAATCCCAAACTCAGCAAACTTCTCTCTTGCATATTCTAGAATTGCTGCATTTAGTTCCGTTCTCTTCTCACCATAGATATCTAACACACTAAACTTTGATGAAACGTCATTTGCATATGTTTTTAATTTACCTCGCATAAAGGTAGTCTCAATCTCTTCTCCACTTTGTCCTTTAAATTGAGTAAAGGTAGCTGGTAAATCCTCCACATTAAAATGATAAGAGTATTCTAAATCGACTTCTACTGTTTTTCCGTCCGATGTTGCAATCATGAACGAATCATCATCTTTTGAACCTTCTTTTTGGTCTTTAGATAAATTACCTTGTGTCGTTGCCACTGAGTAGCTGGTTACTTTCATAAACGGACTTTTTAAATGCAACCCTTGATTTAAGACTTCACCTTGAATTCCATTATTTAATGAATACTGAATTCCAGCATAACCAGGATCAATTCTGACTGTACAAGTAACAAATAATCCTCCCGCTACGACTAATCCTGTTAACATTGTTGTTCCAATTTTGAATTTATTCATTTTTTATCGTCTCCTATTTTTTAAGTTCTTATTTCATTTATGATTTAATACTGCTTGTTTTGCCCTTATGCCACAAATAACACATATCTTATCGCGTGTACCATCTAATGCTGTTACAAACCGGTGTTTATGTTTTTTTAAAGCATTATCTTTAATTTGTTTTGCTACATCTTCGGGGTTAGGCCAAACATTCATATCCACCGTAACTTTTATTGTTCCATCCATCAGATTACTGCCCGGTTTCATTATCATCTGAACACTACATAGTTTCATTATGCTTTTGATTTCTGAATTATAAATCTGCATCCACACTATCACCTCAAATCGTCAATTCTCCATCTTCTCTCTCACCAATGCAATGCCATTCAACATGTTGTCTAAAAATAGTAACTTTGTCTAGTTTTAAACACTTTTCCAATTCCTCTGCCATTTCATAAGCTTCACTATCTGTTGTTATAGTGTCATATGTTCGATTTTCTGCATGACCGTTCCTATATAACGTGAATAAGTAATTATCTCTACGCATATTCTCACCTCATAGATTCATTAATTTCCAATTATAGTCAACATCTAATAATAGCTTCAATCCATCCAAATAATTGCAATCCTTTACCTTTGTTCCCTCTACATCATAACCTCTAATTTGTGCAGTTTTATTTTTGTGGTCTAGTCCAAGGATTACTACACTCCAACCATTCAGCGCATACCATCGTTCTTTCATACTATCACCTCATATCTAGCTTCCTTAATAACTTCGATTAGCAATACAATACCCTACTCCCCAACAAAAAAGGCAACTAATCACAACAGTCCATGCACCTTCTGAACTTCCAGTTAAAGTTTCCAAAAAACTTATAATCGACAATACCAAAAACACACAAACAAAACCTATTAATAAATTTTTCATACTCTCACCTCATAGATCATTTTTTAAACTTCTCGTTATACTTCCCTAAATACTTATCACCAAAGATATTGCTCTCTTGTCCAGCTTCGTATCTATATCCACCCTCTGCCATTTCTCCAATCAAAGCATTTAAGCAGCGTTTATGTTCTTCATTTTCCTTTTCTTCTTTCAAATACATTTCATAAAGCGGATTTTCAGGAGTCATATCCCTTCCTACCTTCTCCCAAATTGATTCGTGGATTTCAATTCTTTCTTCTAAAGAATGTTTTAAAATCAAAACATTTTTATAACTTAAACTTAATCTGATTTTACTCATACCTCACCTCATATTTATTTGTCTTTAAGTTGCTGTAACTTATTTCTAAAGTCCATACATATTTCATAAAACTTTTCATAATCCTCTTCTGTTTTCAAAAACTCATTTGGTCGAGAACTATCATACATAACAATTTCTCCACTAGATATGTCTACTTTAGTCATTATCCATAACTTTTCCATAACACCACCTCATAGATTATTCAGTTATTAAATCCCACAATTCATCAAATAATCTTTTCGCTTCCTGATAAATCTCACATTCATTCAGTTCACTATGTAATTGCTCTAACTGTTCTAAAGGTAATTCATCAGCGATACAAGCTATCTTTTCAAGTTCGTTTAATAGCTTAATCAACTCCGTTGTAACAAGGTTTGTCTTTTCTGTAAGTTCAATGAATTGTTTTTTTATATCTTGTACTTTACTCATTTGCTATTCCTCCCGTTGTTTCATCTACAATAGACTTAATTCTTCTTGCTTGGTCTAACGTAATCTTTGGCTTGCTATATCCTCCAAAGATTCCTCTAAATTCATCACATAAATCACAAAAATCTTTATATTCATCATATTTTTCTTTAGATTCATATAAAACCCAATCCGCAGTACCGTAAGTATATTCTTGCCTCCAGTTCTCAATAAAAAACCTTGGCTCAAATAATAAACTAGATACATAAAAATATTTTCTTCCGACTTTTTCAACTGTAACTTCTTGGTTTTTCACATTATAGCCTTTACGTCCTTGCCATACTGCATATAGTGTTTCACCGACAATCGGCTTTCTCATTTTGGACTTCACCTCTTATCTATATGCCGCTACTAATTTTAAAAAAATAGGTATCATCTCGTATCTTTTGTTCATATTATTAAAGTGGGTATCAGCTCACCATCCAAGAGTAAACTCACAATCAAATAATAGGTCAAGGTTTTTAAAGGGCAAACAGATTATTCTGTTTGCTCTTTTTCTTTTACCTTCAAATACACTAACCTACACAACTCACAATAAGTTCCAACTCAATTATTTGTAAATATTTATCTAATAATAGGAAGTCATCGTAATTGATGACTCCACTTAAATAACATCGATCTAATTCATGACGATTGGATGCTATCTGTTTTAGCAATTTGTTCTTCTCCAATAATATCCACCCGCTTCTTTACCATTTTTAATCGCATGTTCAATCCTTGACTTTTTAACCGATGCATAAGATGCTGCATCCTTAATCGAATCAAATGATTTGATAGCAATCTTTGTTTTTTTGTCCATCATTTCGATTTTCTGAACCTTAATTTCTTCTTTTAATGCATCAAATGGATCTGCTACTTCTCTTTCTTTTGAATGGTTAACCGTTAAATCATTAACTCGATGAGCAATAATGGTAAGGTCTCCATTTTTATCAATTTGAAGATGGCTAGTGACCTCTACCTCATGACCAACTGGATTAGCATCTAACAGGTATTGAGCTAACTTATTAAAACAAATCATTTTAAACTCTTCCGTTTTTTTGACACCTTTATGTTCCAATACGAATCCTACAACGACTAAATTTTCACGTCCTGGATATTGACGAATTTGTTTAACAGTTCCTGTAACCTCATAACGATTTTTATTTTCCATTTTCTTCTCCTCCTAAATTTTCATTTTTATTACTCTCTAAAAAATCAACATATTGTTGAATATATTTCTTGATAAATTCTAATTCAGAAATTTTATCGTTATCTCCTACCTCTTTGGCCGAATTAAGCGCCTTTGATATACTTTCGACCGTCTCTCTGAGGCACCCTATAACAATTAAATTTGAATTTGTAGGATTATTTTTCATAACAGTCCCATCTTTCAACAAAGTTTTATCTTTTAAAGTGGTATTATCATGTCAATTACACACTTTGATTCACCATTAACCTTCCGTCCACTTCCTGGATGGTAATCGGTTGAATTTCTGTCAATCCAGCCGGAACAATAACTTCAATTCCATTTTCTAGAGTGATTCTATTTTCTTCAGATTCACTTGGTGTTGATATGGTTAATTTATTAATTGGTCCATCTGATAATGTTTTGACTTTAATCGGCACTTTAAAACCTTTCAATCTTTTGAGGAATTCTTTTTGTTGAACTTTACTATCAACAAATACTTCTTTGGAGATTTCTTCAAAATCTACCGACATTTTATGAACCGCCCAGCTAACGGAGGTTTCAAACTTATTAACTTTATTTATTTTTTCTTCATTTTTAGATGCCACAATATCGTTATAATCTGTGTCTCGATTTTCAATCTTCGTTAGTGTGTTGTATAGACACTCTCTTGCTTTATTCAGTGTCCAGTTGAATGAATGCCTTAGATCTACTTCTAAAATTTCTTCAAAGTATTTATTATCATCCTCTAACACCGTTACTTCCATCGTATTTAGATTAATCGTAAATAGCGGTGTCTTCTTAGGTGTAGCGTTTGACAAAAGCATAGGGTTAGAAATTACACTATTCGTTGTGCTTCTAACATCAATTTGATACTTTTCCATCCGCTTAAATTCGAACCCAACAATATAATCAATTCGGCTATTTCCATCAATATCGCCAGCTTGAAGAATAAATAAGGCTGTCTTATCATCACTCATCTTATTATCACGCTTCTGGAATAAAGATTTAGCAATCACGGTCGATACTTCATATAATTCAATTTCTTTACGATTATGCTTTTCAACCATATCTTTAATTTTGCTATTGTCCTTAAATGTACCAGGACGTCTATCATGACTTTTAATCACTTTTTGAAGATTCTTTTCTAAAAAACCTCCAAATTTATCGACAATTAAGTCAAACTCATTCTGACTCAACGTTAAGGTGAATGTTTCATTATTTAGCAAATGTAAATAACCTCTATCAATCCACACTATAATACCTCCTTTAACAATTCACTCTTACGGTTAAATAATTCCTCTAAGCACTCCTCATAAACCATATTTCCATATTGAACCCCATATAAATCCACTAAATGGGCGGTTTTATTCTTGGAGTTAGACGCATCATGGAGTGACATTAACGCCACTAGGTTATAGTCCGTATAGGTATGCAATGTTTCTTTAAACTTGGTTCGTTCCTCTTCCAACCAGGATGTCATACTAAATTCCACCTTTGTTTTCTAAAATGGTAAATCGTCATCATCAATATGAATCATGCTGCTAGCTTGGCTTTGTCCTGGTGTATAAGTTGGCGGCACAGAGAAATTTGGATCAAATGGATTCGTTCCTGGTTGTGAGAATGGACTATCAAACGTTGTGGGTTGTGTTTGAAATCCCGCTTCTTGTTGTGGTTGTTGAGATTGTCCTTGTGATTTTTTCGATTCTAAGAACTGAACATGATCACAGACAACATAAGTGCTATATCGTGTTGAACCATCATTGGCTTGATAGCTTGATGTCTCCACTCGCCCATCAATCCCAATTAAGGCTCCCTTTTTTAAAAACTTGGCCATATTCTCAGCCGTTCCTCTCCAAGCCATACAATTAATGAAATCGGCTTGCCTTTCTCCATTAGCCCCTGTATAGGTTCGATTGACTGCTAAACTAAACTTCAGATTCGCAATTCCGTTCGTCGTATATTTCAACTCTGGATTTCGTGTTAACCTTCCAACTAAAACGACTCTATTGATCACGCTTCATCACTCCTTAATGTCGTATCATACTTAACAATCCAACAGTAATCTGTTGGCCTCGTGTAATAACTAATTTTTCTTCTATTTAGGTATTGGGTTACTTCATTAACCCGTTCTAAGGAATAACAATAAATTTCACCGATTGGATATTCTTCAATATGTAATTTTTCTTGATAAATAAACTCAGATAAGACTTGTTTTCCTATCGCTTGATGCAACTCCACGTCAATTCCTAACGCTATCATTTTTGAGACAGTCTTTTTATCTCTGAACTTTGTTCCTAGCTTAAGATGTTTATTGACTGTGACAATCGTTACTCCTATTTGTCGAGCAAATTCAGTCTGTGTCATTTGATTTAGCTCCAAATACTCTTTAACCGTCATTTTAATCACCTACACCTCTGCTCGTAGTTCCTTTTTTAATTTCATTAAATAACGACTAGCTTTCACTTGATAAATCCCATATCTAGAGGCCACTTTATAAAGAGGTTCTCTCGTTTCTAAATGAATCAGAATCGCTTCGACCATGTTAGGTTCGAACTTTTTTCTCTCCATGACCTCTTTCATATATTCCAGCCACTCTAAACGTCTTGATTCGATAAAACCGTCTACTCCTATAAATTTCAACAAACCGTCTTTTTTCTCTTCTTTCCAATCAAGACTAAGTGCTCTTTCTCCTAAGTGCTTTTGATATTCGTGTAACATACTGAAATATGCCGTTTTGTAAAAATAAGTTGAGAAGGCATAGCCTTTTCGAATGTCGAACCCTTCAATACTTTTATAAAATGCAAGGTAACACACACTTTTTAAGTCTTCTCTCTCAAGTGTTGGACACTCAAACCGATGTTTTTTTTAAGAATCTCCAAAAACAATCATCGATTAATTTTTCAAACTTTTTAAAGATTTCATCAAACTCAATTTTCCCCTGCTGGTATTCCACTACCAACCGTTCCACTTCATGTCTCGCTAATGTCATACATTAGCCTCCTCTCCATAATCTCCTCTGATATTTAAAGCCTTTAAGGTGGCCACAGGTACAAAAATTCCCGCTACATAATGTTTAGTTAAAAAGGTTTCATCTCCTATGTTATGAGCCTCTTGGTGATGTTCTCGGCATAACATAATGAGCTGCATCTTGCTATGATCTACTTTATTCCTGTTCATACCAATCCCCACTGTATCTAGATGGTGAACTTCTGCATGTGATTTTTGACATACCGTACATTTCCGACGTTTAAAACATAAATAAGACCAATTCCTAACAGTTTTAGCAATTTCAAAGGGTTTCAACCTCAATGGAATGTCATTTACGAAGGTGAAATCTAATACATAATCAATAAAGTCACTGGCAATCGTCATTGATACGTCAGATAGACTAAACATAGGTACATTAGCTTCGGCACAGAAACTTTCTTTTAACATTTTCTTAGCTTTTTCAATGCCAACTCGTCTGTGACTTTCTCCTTGCCACACTCGTATATCGTTAAATAGCGAATAGACTAATCCTTGTTGCGCGGCCGAGATTATTTGGCCATCATCTACTCTTACCATTCCATTTGCTAATCCACGTGAGTCAAAATACTTCTCTTGAATATCAATGCCTGGTACATAAACACGAAGGTATGTGCCTTTTCCGTTATAACGTTCCTTTTTTAATATAGCTTGATAATGCATTCAACTCACCTTCTAACACGTATATATTTTTTAGACTCCATCCGAGCATAGATGTAAAATAGTCCGTTAAAATCGTTATATTTAATTTCAAATTCTTTAAAGTTATGTGCTGGATATTCACTCTCTAAGATGTCAGAAATAGAGTTTTGATTTTTAATCATTCCATTTACTTTTTTTCTACTAAATTTAGTCTTATTTACACGCTCTTTTGGTTGTTTTAAATTCTTAGAAGCTCCCCAACGACGTTTGCCTTTAAGTCTAAATGCAGTTTTTTTATACACTTCAGGATCTTTACTTAAATATTTACAAATACCCATTAGAGAGTTATCTCCATAAAAATTAATAATCTTAGTTGTGGTACTTCCGTGCTTCCACTTAGACAGTACTGATTCCACATCTAACTCACGGTCCATTACAAGGTGAAGATGAAATCTTTCCGTTCCATACCCACCCTCTTCAACAACATAAATGTATTTAGCATTATCTAGTCCATGTTTTCTTCGAAGTCGATTAATACGTCTGAAGAAATTACTTGCTAATCTCTCAGCATCTTCTAACGTTTCAGGCAAATTATCGTTATTGAATGTTAAATGCAACCAATAATCTCCCGCTTCAAAATTCGAATGCACTAATCTATTTAGTTTCTTTCTAGCATTACGATCATTGAGGTTTTTTTGTGATTCCTTACTTTCTCGCTTACTTCTAACTATCATTTCAGGTATGGCGCTATCAAACTTAAAAGCTGGGTATATCTCAACTTCAAATTGATTACCTGAACGTATCGTCTTAGTGTGATAGTTCACTTTATATCTAGAAGTAGAGAATATCGAATCAATAAATGATTCACTTAAAGTATTCGCACTATGAATAAATGATTTTTCATAATCGTAATGCTCTAGCGAATACTCCTTTCGCTTTTTAGTTATCTTGATGCACTTCATCCTGGCTTACCACATCCTCCATTTTTCTTTTTATAAAAAATGTACGATTTGTTAATACCGTATTACGAGCTTCATAAGGAGTCGCCAACCTCCCTTGATTTAATACGGCATTTGTGGTATATTCAAGTTATGTATTTTTGAATATACTTTATCTTAGAGAGTGACTGGTCTGCCAACCGTTGTCACTCTCTTTTTTTATTTCTACATAAGCAATGTATTTCTTAATCGACACAAGCGATCAATTGAATCTGCAATCTGAATTTTAATTAATACATTATCTTGACCTAATCTGTAATACTCTTCTTGCAAATCAGAAATAATATCTTCTAGATCTTCTCTACAAAATGGTGTACTACACAATTTTTCACACCCACCAACGTTTTCGAGTTTTGAACAAGCATCAATAGTTAACTGACACTCGTTTAACTCTTGTACTGCCTCTTCTAACTGTTGCGCCGACTTCACTACATTGTCAGAACAACGTTTGAAATCTTCCATTCCTTTAATGTTAATTGTGATTACATTTAATCCTGATTTCATTTACAATTCCCTCCCTAAATAAATTAACTCGCCATTAAACTTTGTAGGTCTTTTTGAGCTTCAAAACCTTTAGCATACCCTAAAAGATAATTTGCTTCTATGACGGATAATCCATCTAAAACATCTAAAATATCCAAAATCAATTCTTTTTTTTCTTCCTTCATCTTAACTCTCTCCTTTCTGACATTAATTTTCGCGAAAGCGACATTTAATGTCTTTTTTTAATATAATAAATCATTAACACCTGAAATTCAACCTATTTTTGCTTTTTAGTTTCGAAAAGTGGTTGTTAAAAAGCAAAAATAGAAGTAATATATATAAGAGGTGAATTTCGCAATGAATAATAGATTAAAACAATTTAGAGAAAGTCTAGGGTTAACGCAAGAAAGATTCTCCAGCAAAGCAGGAGTTACACGAAGCCATATTTCAAATATAGAACGTGGTGCAATCGCAAGTGATCGTGTAATAAAAGACATTTGCGAAGCTTTTAATTTAAATCCTAATTGGTTAAAATACGGAGAAGAACCTCAATTCAGAGAAATTTATCCTGATGATGAATTAGGAGAATTATTTGGTGATCTTCTGGCTGATCAAGATGCATTTAAAAAGAAATTAGTAATAACATTATTGAAATTAGATGTTGATGAATTAAAAGTAATCAAAAAAATAGCGGAAGAACTCACAAAATAAAAAAATCAGGACTAAAATCCTGATTTTTTCTTATATTTTTTAATTAGCTTAAGTAAACAAGATAGAAATTTACAATCATTAATATCATCTAATTCTTTGATTATTTCATTCTTCATAACTTATCATCCTTTTTCCCTGTTTTTTCTAGATGTAAATATATAATACCATTTTTCGACAAAAAATTCAAACATACGTTTACATTTTAGTGTACATTTTGGTTATATAAATAAATTAACATAAAATTAATGTACAGATTTAAAACTAATCATCATTTATGTAATAATTATTTTGGTGATTTTATGCACGCTTTAGCAAATAATATAAGAAGATTACGATATAACTATGAATTAACTCAAAAAGATCTTGCTAAAAAGATAGACACAACTCAACAAACTATCTCAGAAATAGAACGTGGAGCAAAGCTTCCAGACGTTGCACTGTTATGCAGAATATCAGACTTTTTTAATGTATCAATTGATGATATCCTATACAATTCAAAAGTAATTCCCAATAGTAAACAAATTAAAATTACACAAAAAGTATCATCAGAATTATTATTTCTATTAAAAGATAATAAAGATGAAGTAGATTTAATAGTAGATTTTTTACTTTATAAAAATAAAAAAGAGAACAATGTTTAATTATATAAACTAAGTTCTCTTTTATTTTTTTAATTAATAAGGTCTTCTAATTCATCTTCTAACCTTTTAATCTTGATCTTGAGCTCCAATACATCTAACTCTAATAGTTCTATATCGGTCCTCTTCTTCTTCTTAACCATTTGATAAATAAATGCTAATGGAATGGTAATAATTAGAGTGCATAATAAAACTTGTAGAATAGTCGCCAATATAATAGACAACTTGCAACTTTCTATCCTTTTCTCTTTGTGCTCTAATTCTGACTTTAACTTTATAATCATTCTCTTACAATCAATAATTGGATCTCCCTCTACTGAATAGCAAGAAGAAGAACTTCTAGTTACTTTTGAATAAGAGTTTGATGAAGAATACTTTCTTTTCGCAGAAGATGATGATTTTTTAGCATAGGTTTCTTTTGTTCTATACGATAACCCTGTGCCAGGTGCAGTAAATGTAGCATATGTTCCGCCACCAGCTCTCTTAGTTGCTCTAATATATTTGTTACCAGCGCTAATCCCAACACCTCTTTTACTCAAATTAACTCTAACACCACTACCTAATTTAACAGATTTCCTAAATTTAACTCCCATTTCAATTCTCCAATCTAAATCACTTCTTTTTCTAATGAACCCTCATATATTTTGATATATTTATACAATGTAGTTTTACTTTTCAATCCTAGAAGTTGTGTAAACTCTATTGCAGTAATATAACCACGTTTCCATTTAACATATAATCTCGGAAATTCTTTAGGTAAATCCTCGACTGTGACAGATTTACGACCTTTGTATACACCTCTAGCTTTTGCTAATGCAATCCCCTCAGCTTGTCGCTGTCTAATTTTAATCCGTTCATTTTCGGCAATCGTGGCCATAACCTCAACTAATAGGTTATTAATCATCTCCATCATGGCATTGGCCACATCATTTCCGTAGCTATCAAAGTCAATTAGTGTAGTTGGAACGTCTAAGATATGCACTCGGACTTTTTTCTTTCTCAGTTTTTGCAAAACTTCCGTTATCATTTCTTTATTTCGGCCAAGACGATCTAATTCTTTGATAATCAGTACATCATCTTGTCTTAGCTGCATTTCTAACTTCATCCATTCATCACGGTTAAAATCTTTCCCGCTACATTTATCTATAAATAGATTATCATCCTCATCTAATTTCACGTTGTATTTTTCTAATGCAAAATTTGATACTGCTTCAATTTGTCGCTCTACATTCTGATCTATGCTGCTGACACGACAATATCCAAATATTTTTCTCACCACTAGCACCTCCTATCCAGTAACCGTTCATTTTGAGTATATTATTAACTGTGAACGTATTTCAAGTCACGGATAGCAGTTTTCAAAAATTTAAAATTAGAATTTTTTATACTCCCTATTGAGTACACCCTAAATGAACACTACTTTTCATTTTCTTGTTTTTTTATTAGGTTCTTAAGTTCTTCAATTCGAGCTGCATACTTATCAAACTCTGGTTTTCCAAAATATTTCATAGATTCTTGCATTACATTAAAAAGCTGCTGTTCTAATTTTGTTGATTGTTTTTTTTGATTACAATTTTTATCATTAAATAACCAGTCAGGTGTTAGTTCAATTCGTTTAGCAAAATGTTTGTTATTTTTTTTAGTTAAATTTGTTTGGAATTCTTTTTCGTTTTTAAAAGCACTCTCTAAATAATTAAATAAATTTGAATTAATATTGCTATTAGACACGCGTAACAATACTGATTTAATTCGTTCTAAATCGTTTATTATACTTTCGTGTTTAGACAATTGTTCCTTGTGATCAACAAACTTATCTTCTCCAAATAGTTTTTTAAACATTACTTCAATTTCATTACTAACTGGATATTCCTTATCACTATTAAATTTATTAGTAGGTTTATTTTCGTTATTTTTATTAGTTTTCATTTTTTTAACTTTTTTAACAGTTTTCTTAATTTCTTCTGTGGTTTTTACAACAAATATTTTGATAAATTTAGTTGATAAAGTTAATTTACGCTCAACAACCATTTTACGATCGTCTCTAACAATTACACGATTAACAAATCCTAACTCAACAAGTTTAGTAATAGCTTTATTAATTCCAGATGCGCTTAATCCTAATTCTTCTGCAAAAAATTGATTTGTTGCCCAACAATACCCTTTCTCTTTAGATAATAAATGGATTTTTTTAACAATCTGTTTGTGCGTGCTAGTTAATAATGTTGATTTTGAAACAAGGTTAAAATCCAACTCTACATATGACATAATAAAAACTCCCCTTTTTGATAGTTAATTACTAATAAAAGCGGAGTTCACATGATTTTTTAAAAAATATCTTGTTAATAAAATAACATTGAGATATAATAATCATGTGAACTTAATGTTTTTTAAAATGACACCTACAACTTTGGTGAGATGGGGTGTCATTTCGCTTTTATAAAAGTAATTTATGGATTAATAATATCGCACATGATTTGTTTTGTAAACAGATTATGTGCTTTTTTTAATTATTTTGCAATTTGTGGATAAATCTAAATTTATCTAAGATGATTTATATAAATAATATTTAATTACTATTTTTAAAAAAAGAAATATTTAATTTTATTAACCTACTTGGAGATAGGTCCTCATGTAAATTCGGAAGGAGTCTTGCACCTATTTGGAGATACCCTCCCTCCGAGTTGGATATAGGTTTTTAAATGAGCTAAGGGGCTATTAATTTATAAAAGCGTATTTTAAATTCGAGAAATTAGACCAATCTGGTTTTATCCAAATGCAAGGCATATCTGGTTTTTTATTACACACGCTAATTACTGTAAATGGGTGATTAGGGATATATCTTTTTGCTTCTGCATCATTATAAAGTCTCGTATATGCTTTGGAATTAGAGAACTCTTTTGTTAGATCCACCTCTACAAAGGCTTGATAGGTACTGTTTGCATAGTTAAATGTTATTAACATATCAGGTCGGATGTGATATTTTTCTTCCAATCCTTTATATTCAACCTGTGTTTCTTCCAGTACAATTTCAAATCCATCAGCTACCATGCGACTCAAAAAATCGCTCATCATGAGTCTGTGCTTTGTTTTCGTTGGATTTTTACCAATGTAATAGGTGTAACTTTGTCCTATGTACTCTCTTACACGTTTAACTTGCTTTTGCTGCTTAACAATCTCTTTCAATCGCCTTTGGGCGATATTTAATGAAGATTTCTCATTCTTTGTCCAATAGACCAACCTCGAAGCAATTTCGGCATTTATTAAAAAATTTTTCTCACAATATCTAATCAATTCCAAATCTCTGCTCGTTAACCCCATATAATCACCTTTGAATTCTTATTCTTAGCTTCCGTATCGCTTAACTGATTTTCACACTTACTCTCTTTTGTAGGTTTTAAATTTTTCAAAACAACTTTATTTATGTCTGAATCCTTTGCATAAAATGACTGAATAAAGACCTTCTCACTACCATTTGAATAGATTGCGCGTCCTTTGATATTTAATTTTTCTGCCCCCATCTCATCGAGAATAATCTTGGAGTTAATACCATCGGATGTGTGGAAACAGATTCTGTTATCAATATTAGATTTAATATTACCGTCAATGATTTTTGAGCTAAAACGTTGACTGGTAAAAATATAATGAACACCTGCTGCTCTCGCTATGGCTAATGATTTAATTAAAGTGTCTGTTAATTCTTGATTTTGCCCTAATAATATTGTAAATTCCTCTAATATTACTATTTTACGCACCATTTTATCGGTGCTTTTTTTATTATAATCATCTATAGTTCTTGAATTTGATTCTGATATTAAATCATAGCGTTCTTCAATTTCTGAATATAACTCTTTAATTCGTGCAGCTGCTTGTTCAGGTCTGATAATAAATGTCTTAGTCTGCTTTAAATTTTTATAGGCTCCTAGTTCCACACCGCCCTTAAAATCAAATAACTCTAATTCTATATCATTATGATTGTGTAGTAGTTGGATGATGAATGAATTTAAAAATACAGATTTCCCCCATCCAGTAGTTCCAGCAATCAACGTATGAGGTGCCCTACTCAAATCCAAATATGTTGATCCATTCTCTCCAATACCAATAGCAATTTTAAAACCTTTCATTTTTGATGAGTCAATAAATTTAAAAGGTACTAAAGCTGGAATATAATTTGCTTCTATTAATTGTATAAAGTAATCGAAGCTACTATTAATAACTTTCACTTCATTTTTCACTGCATTTTCTATTTGTCCCTTTAACTTTTCCAAATCTTCAAATTTACTGCCTAAGTTCAACTCTATTCCATATGTTCTACTATCACAGTTATAAAATTTAACAAATCCCTTATCACCTAATAATGAGTTAATTGCTTCTATTTCTCCGTTATCTTTTTCCGGTATGAACCTGCTCATAGCGTACAAAGCAAATCCAATTCCCCAATAAGCTAACCACATATTATTCCCAACCCCCTTGATTTATATACGTGATTTTAAAAAATATCAAAACGGAATGTTTTTTTCTTCGTCCCCCCACACGTTCCTCGTTCCTCGTCACTCCCCCCCTAATGCGTTATGCGGTTTACGGCATTATCAATCATTTCAAGGTATAATTTTGTACATTTATACTTTAAAGATAACGAATAGTTGACTGATACTTAACTATATTCAGTTAGGTGTTGGCACTTGCTAATTATTTTCGTTAATTTGAGATAATACGGATAGATCGTTTCTTTTTTGAATCATATAACTTAATCTTGTAGCATCAACCATATCAACACCTGCCTCTTTTCCATATTTCAGCGCTCCTTGTGTGAAGCGTGAAGTTGTTACAAAGATTGGTTTCGCTCCATCTATTGCACAGGCTCCAACTAATTTTTGAATCATTGGTCTTCCTATCGAACCTTCATATCTCTTGCATTCTACATAATATAATTGATTGTCTTTTTTAAGAATTATGTCTTTTCCACCATCATTTACTCGTGGTGTGGGTGTAACTTCATATCCTAGATCTTTGTATATTTTTGCTACAAATAATTCAAATTGATAAGGATCTAATTTTTTTAGTTGCTGTATTGTCTCTATTTTTAATCGCTTAACTGGTATTGGTCTGATGTAGACATGATTTGATTTCTTAATTTTAAATTTTTGATACACACTTTGTTCTTCTTCGTACATTTGATTCGATGATGCTATTATTGCTGGAATAGCTATCAATACAGGAATACTAACTGATATAAGAATAGGATTTATAAATTTTAAAAATAGAAGAATCATAAGCAGTATTATAAAAGCTTTTAAAGCGTTAGTTCTTGTTCTTATATGCCTTCTAGCCATCTTAATCACCTTTTTTTGTTATGTATTTATAGCAATATATTTATACAAATTATCACTCAAATCCTAAAAAACATAAAACATCACAAAATGTACGCATTTATGTTTACTTTTTATCTTAATTATGGTATCATGTACCTATAAACATCACAAAATGTACGTATTTATGTGTCATCAAAAAACATAAAACATCACAAAATGTACGTATTTTTATTTGGTGAATTTGATAACAAAGGGGAGATATAAATGATTGTTGGATTAGATATTGGTAATTTAACAACAGTTTGTGTATCAGAAAATAATGAGGTTATATTTGAGAGTCGATTAAAACTCTATCAACAAATTAATAACTTTAGTGATAACGATGTGTTCGAAATCGATTCTCAGAAGTTTATTTTTGAGGAAGGTTATTTTGAAAACAATTTAATCAAGCACGAAAAAGAAAATTTTATTAATTTAGTCTATTATGCTATCGCAAAAACTTGCGATTCTAATTCTATTTATCTTACAATCGGTGTTCCAGCAGGCCAATACAATACAGAGAAAGAAAATATTCGTAAGATTATTATGCAAAATTCTTGTAAAACAGTTAAACTTAATGGAAAAATGCGTGCAATTACTATTGAAGATGTTTTTGTTGCACCGGAAGGATACGGCATTAAAGTTGAAGCTTTGACTGATATCAATAATAACTCTAAGACGCTAGTTATTGATATCGGAGGAGGAACTACGGATATCGCAGAATTTAATGAGAAAGGTAAATTTGTTGGTGGAAAATCGATTAAAACTGGTCTTCTTGATTTATATAAAGATATCGCCGATATATTAGATACTAAATACCGTCTTGATGTTTCAGTCGAAGATGCACGTAAATACTTTGACGGAGAATTATCAGTTAAGAATGAACGATTTGAGGAAGAAACGGAGTATAAAAAAGAGGCATTGTTATCTCTTGGTAAATACTTAATTAATGAATTGAGGGGGTTATACAGTAGCAACCTATCTCAATACAACATTGTGCTAAGTGGTGGTGGCGCTAAAAGTCTACATCCATTATTTCTAAAGGTCTATCCTCAAACTAAATCTATTGTAGATATAACAGCAAATGCTAAAGGTTTTAGAAAGGTTGGAATTGCAAAATGGCAAAAGAATTAAGAATAACATTTAAAGATAGTGAATCCCATTTGTATGAATACATCAAAGGAAAATCTAGTCCTAGTGCATTCTTGAAAGATCTTGCTACAATAGAAAAAAAACGTGAGGATTTATTTTTAAATAATTGTTATCCTATTACAGGTCAAGTTTCTTGCATAAATCAAACAAATTATGATGCAGTAACAAAGGATATTTCTGATTTAGATATTAGTGATTTAGATGATTTGTAATCTAATATAAGGGATGATTATCATGACTGAGATTTATTTAAAAAAGAATTCTGATGGGAGATTTGATTGTTATAGTGCCTTCAGCGACGAATATGTCTCGACTTTAACCTGTGGTGATAATTTCATACTTATAACTGATGATGACGAGGATTATTTCGATGATTTAGAAGTTCCAGGAAGAATAGAATATAATGACACACTTCAGTATTACTGGATTGATGTAGATGAATTCAGTAAACGAAAATTAGTAGACGGTCTGAAAGGCTTTATTTAAAAATAAAAAAGAGGTAGAAACGGAATTACCCGAATCTACCTCTTTTTGAGTACTCATACATGTTTGACCTTATAGGCATTGTAAAGCGGTTATCGTAATACGAATACCGTAGGCTCCTCTCAAAACTTGTTGAGTGAGCTAATTAGTGCACTTCATGTTTCGTTGGACATGTGAGCCACCACCCCACACTTGCCTTATCCATGAGTGTTCGACCGGCATAACCAATCCCCAAGTTGATACCCTTCTGCCTTTTTTGGTCACAAAGATAATCAACTACATATCATGATAAAACTATTATAACTTAATATACGAAAAAAAGCCACTAAGTCAATGACCTAGTGGTTCTTTTTGTGAGGCTATTATTTAACGTTAATCCATACTCCTGAATAGAATTTATCCAACTTAGCTTTAATTTTATCCGCATTTGTTCGCTCTTGATATGAGCCACAAATCACTCGGTAATACGTTTGGTTATCTTTTTTAGTTACATCAATCCAAACACCTTGAAAGCCTCTACGTTCTAAATCAGCTTTAACTTCATTTGCTTTATTTTTTCCTAAATACGAACCTGCGACTACTTGATACCACTTGTTATTCGTTGTGGGGGTTGATTGGTTCTCTTCTTGCACTGGCTTTTGTTCAACAACTTTCTTTTCTAATGATAAGTATTGAATCACCGAGTCAGCAATGGCTTTCGCATACGCTCGTTGTCCTTTTTCAGTACACATATACTCATAATCTGATTTCGTATCCATAAAACCACCTTCGACCAAAATAGCGGTTGCCTTACATGTCAACACTGTCCATGCCTCTTGTTTAACTCCACGATTCTTCATTCCTGTTGAAGCAGCTAACTTAGGAGCGACAATCTCAGCGATTTTTTTATCTTCTTGTGTTCCCTTAGTATGCCAATAGACTTCAATCCCTGTTCCACCACCGGCATTGTGATGAATTGAGATAAATAAAACTGGACCATAAGCATTACAACGTTTAACACGTTCCAACAAATCAATATCTGTTTTTCCTGTTGGGTCATCTGTACGGTAAATAGTAATCACATAATCTTTTAAATACTCCATGATATAGAGTAGAACTTTATTGTTAAGTTCCCACTCTTTGATAATTCCATATTTTCCATTCATGGTTTGTTTACCTGGTGTGCTTAATCCATGTCCTGCATCTAATACTAAAATCGGTGTTGTCATGTTATTTTTCCTCCACTTTGATTAAATTTTTAAACATCTGATGTAATCCTGTTGAAGCTAACCCACTAAAAAGCCCACCTAAGACGATAGATGGGTTAATAGCATGATTTAACCAAATGTTAATTAAAAGACCTACAATAGATAAAATCATAGGAATAAGGCTATTATCTATCTTAGGAATACTTGTTTTGATTACATATCCTACACATAAACAAATTCCAACGATCACTGGAATAAAATACTCATTTAAAAATGTGATATCCATTACTCACTCTCTCCTTTTAATTCTGATTTTTCTTTTTTGACTTCTAGTACACTCTCTTTTACTAACTTAATCTCTGATACTAATTCGTCCTTATAAAAGACTAAACCTGCGATTAAGAATCCGTATGCTGGATTATCGACCATGAAATGACCTAATGCTACCCCCGTTACAAGCAACATTAAGGCGACATATTGCTTTTTAATCGGCGGTTCCCATTTATTCAGGAATAACCCTGTTACAATTAGGATCCCTGTTAACACAACATAATTGGATAATTCTAAATTCATTTTTCTTCTCCTTATAATAAAAGGTCACTCATTGAGTGACCTAATAAATTTTGATCTTTAATGTGTTAATTTTTGACTTTTGATTTACTACCTAATTATTTCTAGTTAACTTGCTGCTTCGAGTATATGACCGTAAATATCGTATCTGAATCTTGTCTATCAATGACATCTAGAGTCACAACATTGTTTGAGACACTATAATTAAATGGTATCCCTTTGTTATTAGTTACCAACAATTCTTCTTCCGCAACTGCGTCAACACGATTATATCTTAACGATAGGTTCACTGTTGTGTTGTAACTTAGACAAGTGGCTTTAAATAATCCAAAATCAACACGTTTTCCTGTACCGTATTCTCGTAAATCATAAACTTCTAATTTGTCGTAAGTTGCATATGTATCTAAGATATATGTTTTTAAATGAGCATTTTTCACCGATAATAAAGGAATTGGAGTCGTTGTTTTTATTGAACCATTTATTTTCACGTTATAGAATCGTAACGGAATGGGAACACTCGTTTGAATGAATACACTATGCTTCTCATCTAGTGTAATATTTTCAAACAAAATGTTACCGCCATCCATGTGAGTCACGCCAAAAATAGGCGATGTTCGAGATGGGGTGCATTTAAACGTTGTATTTTTATAAATATAATTCATTGTCATTTTACCACTTGCTTTTACACTATCAACAAATGAAAAATAACCGCTCAAACAAATCACTCTGCAATTATTAAAAGTCGTCACAGGATTAGTATCTAATGACATGGTTTGATTCCACACGGTTCCATTAAGATCAATAATACAGTTATTAAATAGAGCAATCATGCCATAATAGACATTCCCACCTATTAAATGACTATTATGAATTTCTATGTTAAATGCACCAGGTTTTGTAATAGGCGTAGAAACATTCCAGCCTGTAAAATCATTCACGATGTAGTGCAAACGTCTACCATTAAAATATAAATTATCAATAAATAATTTTTCTAATGCTGTATTAACACCAAAAATACTAACATCTTCACCTGTAATAGAACCATTCTTCAAAGTAACATTTAATGTATCAAAAGCTTGGATGAATTGTCGGTCAGAGGCGCTAGGTGTAGAATCCATTTTAAACTCAAACCCATCAATTGTAATTTGGTCGTGTTGAATATCTCCATTAGTCTTATTTCTTAACTTGATAACTGCTACTGCTCGTTGACTGTTAGATGAACCGACACCAATGTTCTTACAATACAAATGATTAAATCTTATATCCTTAACGTTAGAACCACCAAAATAAAATCCATGTTCTCCGATATTTTCTATTTTAACATTGTTGAAAATGATATGGTCTAAATTTCCGTCAGAATTAAATGCACTTTCAACTGTATTCATGATTTCTAATCCATTAATAATTAAATCAGATGAGTTTGATATATTTAGTAATGATTGCGTTCCAAAATTGTTGCTCTCTCCGATATTGCCTCTATTTCCATCCAATTTTAATGAATTAATTGTGCTCTGTCTTAGATTATTCATTGTCACAGTCCCGATGAGTGGAGTTTTATCAGCTACTGGTTGAATAGTACCACTACAATTAATGACAATACCGACTTTATCTTCTAAGGTCACCCTATTTTTAATGAGGTATTCACCATCAGGAATCAATAAAATACCACCATTTTTTAAATCATTAAATGCCTGCTTAAAGGCATTATCCCATACAATGGTATCATTATATCTTTCGGTTAAGGATTGGTAGTTAGCTACATTGACTGTTAATTGTGACAGTTGTGCATTCATTTTAGCCACTTCATCATCGATTTTAGCATCCATTTTTACAAAATTATTTTTATACTGTTGAGCTTCAGCAAGTACATTGACTAATGTTCCTAACTCATCTGATGATGTAGTTTTAGTTCGAGATAGAGATTTACTAACCTCAATCGTGAATTGATTCGTTGTAAATAAGGATTCGTTCTCTCCATAAATTTCGAATTGAGCGACCACATCTCCCGCTACGGCATTCAGTTGTTCCGTTAGCTCTAATTCAAATCGTCCTATGGAGGCATCAATTTCTCGTAAATCATTAAATACCTCCGTCTTATCTGGTTTAATGGCACGGATCGTCGCTCTATGCTGTCTTAAATCAACGGATTGTGAGCTTTGTAGAAAATTAATTTCTATAAAGCGACTATTCTTATCGAACTGGACTGAATGGATGGTATCATCCATTTTTTTATTGATATCAAAATAATAAGCTTTAGGCTTCATCTTCTTCACCTCTCAAATTTTCTAAATCTTTCAACCTAGAATTTAACGACTTAACAACTTCAACAAGTCCTGCGATAATCGAGGATTGATCTATATGCCTGTGTCCACCGATATCTGTCATAATAAGATCATCATCGTTCGGTAAAATCATCATCGTTAAATCGTCTTCGTTATCGACCTTAATCGTTGTTTTTAAATTTAATATAGAATCAACAATATCTGTTGCATTTTTCCCGCAAAAAAACGGATGATCTTCATCCGTCGATAAAACATAAGCAGCTGGTGGAGATTCAGTATTTTGAAATAGTCCGCCTTTCATGATCCATCTACCTCGTCGTGCATCAGCATACATATTAGTCAATCCATTGTTATCTTGAATGCCTAGAGAATTCCAACATAAAATCGACATATTATGATATCCATACTTATCTGATCTATCATCATTTCCTAAAGCTAGACCATTAACACCAACATTTTGACCTGGGCGTTGACTCAGTAACAATCCACCGCAAATATCAACGGTTGCATTCCCATAAGATAAATCACGATCTACATCTATTGATAATATTTTTAAATCATCATTTCCCGCAAAAATTGAGAACGTGTTGGCGCCAAATAATTGCACTCTTAAATCATCGTCAACCGTCCCATAATACCCCATAAACTCACCAGTTCGAGAATTATAGACATTCATGACTCCGCTATTTAATAAAATTGTCATAATTTCATTATTGAGAACTCCAAGACCTTTATCGTTGAGCTTAATTCCATTCGAATTTTGACCATTATTGATAGCCATATTTACCGCATCAGAACGTACCTCAATTTCTGCCGATAAATCTTCTTTTGCAACTTTAAGATTAATCTTATCAATTAACTGTTCAATCTTACTATACATATCTTCACTTAAGTCCGTGATAATACTTTTGAAACTGTCAACTTTAACGTTAATATTAGCAACTGTCTTTTCAATTGTGACAGTATATGATGGAGAAGCACTACTAATTGTGATATCTGTATACTCACCTTTAACAAAATTATAGTTGTACTCCATCATTCGAGCTTCAGTTCGTTGTCTCAATCCTCTTTTAATCGCAATAACAGAATCTCCAATATCAAGCTTTAAAAGCTCCTTTAATTCATCAGATATCTTTGGATTATTCTGTCCATCGTCAAATGTGATAGTCCAACTTAAGACTGGAAGGTCTATTTTACTCTCGGTAAATAGCTTCATTCCGGCTTCTCGTAATAGATTGATGGCATCTTCTTTCGTGACCCCATTCGCTTCATCAACGCCGATTTCCGGGAACTCAACGTGTTTATAATAAACCTCTGAATACATAGCAATATTCGGACTATCTAAGAAATACTCGGGCAACAATAACTCATTAGCTCCCTGTGGTATTATCCGTGTAGCCACTGGCTTATAGTCAAGATCACGAAGAAACCTTTCCATATTCTTGTCATCTCGAATTACAAATCCTGTATCCTCTCCCACGCGATTTTGAATTTGTATTTCAAAATTATTAAAATCAAATTCGACATTACTATATCGATTCAAGATTGTATTCTCTTTATTCCCCATCAAGGCAACTAACGGATTATATCTCACAATTTGAAGGTTTTTTCTTTCCTCTGAGGGTTCTAAGTCAACAACTGTACAACGATGAGGTTTTGTATCCTGTGCCTTATCTAAGATGTACTGTGCTGCCTCCAAACGTGTCTTAGCAACACTATTTAGGTGTGGGATAAAACCATTTGATAGTTCCCCCCACACACACTGATAAGCTGTAAATGTAATTCCTGTATCGTCATCACTCAAATCAAAAATTTTGAATAATTGATACTTATTTTTTTTACTTGGTGTTGGAATCTTTACGTACATGAGTGGTAGCAACTTATGTATATGACGGTCTGTCAAACTGACTTTAAATGTGGCATAGAATTGACCATTTAACTGTCTAAATATATTGTTTTCGTTTTCATCTACAAAAACTTTAAACTCTCCGTTATGATCAAAATTCGTTTCATTTTCATCATAGCAACTAATATACATTATCTCACCCCTTTATAAAACCCAACGCGGGACGATAGTTACCTTCGTCAATGAATTTGTCGTACTACTAACACTAATTCGGTTTGATCCATTATCTAATACCGGGAACTCACCATACATATCCCTATTTTTCAAAGAGATAGCTTGATTAGAATAACCTTCGTAGCATTCTTGAATTTCGCTATCCAATGTTACAACACCATTCACATTTTCAATCATACAATAAGTGAACTCATTAATCGTAATATCAATATTCCCGCTACCTTCAATCGTGATTAATGGAAGCGATGAGTAATTTCCTTCATTAAAAATCATCAGATTATCAAAGTTATCTTTAAAAACAATTGGCATCATCTTAATGGGACAATATTTATCCACCTCAAATATGATGTTAATGATAGTGAAGGTTTTATTTTTGCTGTACTCAGTGGCAATAATATTACTAACATTAAAGGTACGGTCATCATAACTAAATTTTAATTGCCCTTCATTAATAGATAACCATCTTCTGATTTTTAGAAGTTTTTTTTTATTTGTTTCAAACCCTAGTACACATGTGATTTGAGGGTTATTTGTTTCAGATACGCTCGCCAATGGTAACACTGGTAACGTCTCAAAATAAAGATCATAATCCTCTAGGCTATTCTCATCATTAAATACAAAATAATTCATCCTGATTGCAACCCTCCAAAACTCATCTGTTTATTTCTCTTAGCTAATGTACGATCAATGAATGTCACGTTTTTCTTAATGATATAGTTATCGTCTAAAATGATTGAAACTTGCCCCTCAAATTGAGGAGTTAGGTTAATATTTTGATTTGCATAATTATGTCGTTGACTACCTCTAAATCTAGCCAGTGTTTCAAGTTGGCTCATCATAGAGCGCTGAAGTTGATTATACATTGCATCATTTAAGGCTTTATAAGTTGATTTATTTCCACTTTCAGAAACCCTTCGAGTCATCACTGTATTAATCGTTTTATTTTCAATGACAGTTGTTTTTTTCTTAGGCTCCCACTTATCCCAGGTTCCAAATAATTGTTGCCATTTAGTGATAATATCTCCAGTTGTGGTATCTACATTTGTTATCAATTCTTCATTCATTTCAAAAATTTTATCGACAGATTCATCACGTGTCTTTTGTGCAGCTGCTATGGTTTCATCGCACTGTTTATTTGCACTCTCAACCAATTTCTCATATTGTTCGTCTGAAATTGCACCCGTTTTATCTCTCATGTCAATATAAGCCTTAACCTTCTCATCCCGTTCTGTTTCAGCTGCTTCAATCACTGCATCTCGTTGTTCATTCAATGACTTAATTTTCTCACTTGCCATTTCTGCCGTAATTTCAATATCTTTGTCTTTCATTCGACTTAAAATAACTTCTGCCTCTGCTGCCTGTTCAGATAAGGCAGTCACTGCATCATCTCGCATTTGATTTTGTAAAGCTGTAATCGTATTAACCTCTGTCTCTGTTAAAGCTCTTTTCTCATTAGCTGCCTGTTCATAAATAGCTGTAATCGCCGTTTCGTTGGTCTCAATCATTTTAGCTTTATCCTCATAATAAGTTCGAGTCTTCTCTAAAATATCTACTTGTTCCGCAGCACGAATTCCTGAATGATTTCTAAATGCTTCCGTTAATATTGCCAACTCATCCTCTTTATCTTTCTGTAATTCTTCTTTAATCATAGTCCCCATCTCACTATAAGTTTGAGTAATCGTCGTAGCCATCTCTGATGTAAGGGTGGTAGAATCTACATACAAATTCATTAGTGTTTCCCTTGTAGCCACATCCATATCCAAATAGGCTTGAACTTGTTTCTGTGTTTCTTCGCATATGGTTTGAGTCGTATAAGTCGTGATTTCTCCATATTGTGTCATAGCTGTTCCTGATGCAACTAAAGTATCCGCAAATAAATCAACCGTTGGAATGACTTCTTGTGACATCTGGTGATGAATCGCAACCCCTGTCCCAACAACTGCCGCACCTGCTAATAACCAAGGACCCGCTGCTACCGCCATAGCCCCTAAGCTTGACACCATCGCTCCCATCCCTGTGGCTCCTGCCGCTGT